ACAAGTCTCTCAAGATCGATACCTCTCGATTCCAATAGTCCACGATTAACGGCGGCTTCTGTATCAAAATATAAGCAATACCCATCAGGATTAGTATCAAGGAAGTTCTTAACCACTGCGAGGGAGAAAAAAGTCTTTCCAGTAGAGCTCTCACCAGCAATTGCAGTAATTTTATTCCTAGATACACCGCCAAATATACTGCCTGATACAAGGCCGTTGAAAATGTACGAACCTGTGTCAACAAATCTTTCAATCTGTTCTGTTTCTGAGGCGAGTTGGGTGTACTCATCTCCTATCTCCTTTACTATTTCTTTTAAAAAATCCATAATGATCTAAACTTGTTATAATTCTACCACACTCCACAACAAATTACCACTAATTGATATTCTTGGTTCATCTGTATTGTAGAATGGGTACACTTGATGATGTAGGGTGGAGGGAAATAACATTATAGTTCCTTCCATTTCTGGGCTCATAAAGATTGGATACTCTACTGTGCCACCTAGTATGTTGTTGTATGTGAATTGAAAATCCGATGCAGCATTTGAATGAAAGTCAAGATTATGTTGATCTTTATAATGAGTGGGGATCTTCATCCAGATTACGAATGATGTAATACCTGTGTGAGCATGTTCTGGATTGAACTCTGTCTGGTATTGATAGTTTACCCACCAATTCATTCTTAGTTCTGGTTTATACTTTAGATCTAATCTAGGATCTAAATCTATTGGGGGAAAAAAGTTCTTGGGATCTGCATCCAAGATCTGTTGAGTTAAAGGACCTACAACTTCATTTCTGAATTTGTGATTGGGGTCTTTCAATCCTAGACTACCAGATATATTACCAGCAAGTCGATAACTGTAATCGTTACTGTTATCAACATTGTCATCTTCAGCTTGCTTTATGCAAGACCAAAGATAGTCCATCATATCATCACTAAGTTTAGTTTTATATAATGGTATATTTGGTACTTGAAATGCTTCCCAAGATACTTCACTCATCTCTCTTTGGATAATAAACTTCTACATAAGATTCACACTTAGGGCAATGGAGATTAGTTACGAAACTATACTCCTCTGCATACTCACATTCATTATCACCTCCCCATATCAGTTCGGTGTTGCAGTGCCAACAATTCATTTCTTGAACACTCCAACCTTTGCCAATAAGTATACTGATAGTATAGTCCAGAATACTACTTCCAATCCAATGTTGTTCATTGATAAACTCCCAAATCTATTTTAACTAGAGTTTCACCTTCATGTTGCACTCTCTGTGGTTGTCCTATCTTTTCTAGGATTTCGGCAGGAATCTTTTTCTTTGTAATGTCATAAGGTATAGGTGCATTTGCTACACATACTCTAATACATTCCCATTGTTCCTCGGTAAAAAAGTTATTGTGATACATTAGATACCTACAATCTTTCTTTGTCTTTCAAAGTAGTTATGTAAAAGCCATGAACTACTATTCTTTTTGTCTGTACCGCCTACACCAAACTCCATTTCTACTCTAGGGTCATCACCAAATTTATCCATCTCTGGTGTATTACCTTTACCACGATCACCTCCATTGGCGAAGACAACAGTTTGTGCGATCTCCAAACATCTTTCAATTGCATGACAGGCAGAACCATGTTCATCATCCTCTACTGTAATCACAGCATCAACCACATCTAAGTGACGAATGATCTCTGCACGTTCTTTCCATGACATAAAGTATTGACCCTTCTTGTTAGTCAACCATTCTTCAGTATTCAATCCAACTACTAAGTAGTTGGTAAGATCTTTTGCTTGCTCGAAGTAAGCAATGTGGCCACTATGAAGAGGATCAAAACCGCCTGTGACTAGAGTAAGTATTCTCTTCTTAGTCATCAAACTCTCCTTTTCTTGCTAAGTATACTTTAACATCATTATACTGCTTTTGTATACTTTGTGCAAACCAGTTGGCAGGATCTCTACCATCAAAGACTTTCATTTGTTTATCTGAAAATATGCCGTTATCTGTCCAGCATACAATGTAACGTGTCATGAGAAGAAGGATTCAAGTGTATTCTTGCGTTCGGTCTCCCAACCAATGCAATCGAGGATAACCTTCACAGGTTCTAGAAACGCCTTACTAAACTGTAAGTCGTAGTCCACATGTTTATCTAGGTCAAGTTCTGTAGGAAAGTCTTGAATAAAAGATATTACGTTCTCGTGCATCCAGTTAGGTGTCTTGAGATAACAGAATTTAATCTTCTCACCATTATTGATGGTGGCATACTTGTGGTCTATCTTTTTCTTCGCTGTCCAATGGTTATACAGGATTGCACCACGAACATGAATAGGACAACCTTTGTTATACATGTCGGAAGATGACTTCCATTTCTCTACGTTAGATACACTTCGAGGAAATGCAACTTCTTCTGGAGGTAATGATTTGAATTCTTTTCTGCACTTTTCAATATAATTAATACACTCGTCTTCTGTACCATTCATCAATATTTTAAAAGCATCTTTCAACATTGTTCTACATGGTGCAGGGGTCGAAGTCTTGATTGCTTCAATACCCATGATTTTCAGTTTAGCATCTTCATATCTTACACCTTCACTATCCCATACGTTTAAAATATATCTTTTCTTTGCAGTCCATATACCAGTTGAAGCGATGTTCTCTCGCTTCATGATCATCTTTTGATCGTAGGCGTTAACGTAGTCGGCCAGTTCTTGGTAAGAACTTTCAATATAAGGCTCAAGTTCCATCTCACAGACCTTGTTAAGGAACGAGACAATGCCTTCAGTAGTTTTTTCTCTCCCTTTGTATACAGCTTCGACCAGATCACCCATATGCAAATAGATAGAATCAGTATCACTAGCAATAACATAATCTTTACCCTCCGTTTTTAGAATAGTGTTCATCTTTTGATTCATTTTGTTCTCTATCCACCTGATAGATACTTGTCCTGATAAAGTAATTGCTTCTGCGTTCGCTAGTTTAAAATAGCGGAAGTATTGATTACCAATCGCACCATAGGCAGAGTTAAGAGCAATCTTCTTAGACATCTGGACATTGTTGCATCTTGCAATCTCTTTCTCAAGATCTTTGGTAGGAGATTTCTCATATGCTTTCTTTGCTTTGATCATTCTCTTCTTGAAGATGACACGTTCTTTGTACATCTTCTCCATCAACTCAGGTAGAAATCCTTTCTTCTCCTTACTATACATTGCACCATTAGCACAGACAGCAAAGTCTTTATACAATTCAAATGTGTCTTCTTGATTTAACAACCTGTCCACTGTTGCACTTGGATGTTTCTTATCCTGTAAAGTTTCTGGTGAGATATTATATTGCATAATCAAATGCGGATATAGTGAGTTGAGGTCGAAAGATACTACCCACTCATACCTACCAGGCTTGGGTTCTTTTACATATGCACCAGCATACTTATCATCTTTCTTGTTACGATCCTTTGGTGGGATAACAATATTCTTTTTCTTTAGATAATTGTATATAATAGCATCCCATGTACGAACTTGGAAAGCGACATCAGTAAAATTAATCTTAGCATCATATGCACGAGTACAACATAGGTCAATCAGTTTTAACTTATCCTCTAGTTTATCAACCAGTTCAACGTCAACGATGTTATAATCTACAAACTTCTGCCAATTACCAGTATAAAATTCACGGAAAGTATCAAACTCACTATGGTCTAACTTCTGTTGACCCAACTCCATGAGAGCAATGTGATCCAATCGGAAACTCTCTTGGTTAGGAGTAGCAGGGGATTTCTTGTATAGATCTAAGTAATCAATTACAGATATGCCTGCAAGATCATAAACTATATTTGCACGACCCATTATTGTGATTTCATTCTTTCTTACAATACCCCAAGGAGACATTCTCTTTGCATACTTCTCTCCCATAATCCTTTCCATCCTACCCATGAGATAAGGTATATCATACATCTCACAGTTCCACCCTGTGATGACCTCAGGCGTGTGTCTTTGCCACCAATCTACAAATGTAGTGATTAATCCTTCCTCACTGTGGCAGTCCACATACCTATAGTTCTTCCTGTTAGGATTAGTCTTGTATGGTCTAGATCCAAATGTAGTGATGAACTTTGTATTGTAATCTTGTACAGTAATTAGTAATAATTCTTCTGCAACATTAAAGACATCGGGAAAGCCATCCTCTGCAGCAACCTCGATGTCAATAGTGACTAATTTAATTTTGTTTAGGTCAAACTTGATCTCATCCTCTGGATAGTTCTCAGAGATATATTGATGCACATATCTTTCATTACCATATATGTTGAAGTTTTGAACCTGTGAATACTTATCTATAAATGCTCTGCAATCTTTGATTGTGCCTGGTTTGACTTCTTCTACTAGTTGACCGTCAAGTGTTTTCCATTTACTTCTCTTTCTTTTTGTAGGCACATAGAACGTGGGACGAAACTCTTGTCTATCCTCGAAATGTTTCCCATTGTCATATCCTCTGACCAACATACTGTTGCCGATCTGGAAAACATTTGTATAAAACTTCATTCTTTAGTAGCTAATTTCAAATATGAATCCACTAGTGATTTATGTGGTTCAACCAATGACAATATCTTATCAGAACATATCATAATGTCAACATCATCAGTTACATTTCCTAACCAAGGTGTCATTTCTTCACCTACGATCTTGTATGGTGATATCATTTTACAATTAGGATCACCGATATCTAAGGCTGCAATTTCTTCTACCGCAGATATTATTAAATCGCCATTTACCAATACAATTATTTTAATTTCCTGTTCCATTCATTTTTGCCTCATAGGATTGTTTTACCATAGGTTTTGGTTCTACTATTGCAACAACCCAACTAGGATCAATTGATATCTTTCTCTCATCAGATAGAGGCATGAAGGGATAATACTGTACACTATACTGTGTTTCTTTCTCTTCTTTACCCTCTGTCAACATGACAGGAGCTTCAACCAACTTACAACAATAAGCATTTTCAAGAACTACAAAGATGGGTTTGTCATTCTCATCTACAAGTTCTTTTACATCTGCTATAACTTCTTCGTTAGATTTTAATAGAACAAGTTTAACGGTCATCTTATATATTTTAGAAAGCGGATGGATGGTATTGCACCACCGTTTACAAGTTGGAAACCTGTCGTAATACTTTTATACGACACCCGCATGAAAAGACCATCTGCCCCACTTATCAGCTGCATCTTAGGTCTAAAAAAAGGAGGGAGGTTGGGTTCCTGTGTACCAACAAAGAACGAGCATTACTACAGTGTAAA